CTGAAGCCAACGAAGTCCATCAACTACGTCACCCTGACGTTCGTTGCAACCAGAACTGGCATCAGTTTTGAAGAAGTCGCAGGCACAGTTTGATCTAATTGATAATAAATAACAACACGGAGGATTAAAAAATGCCACACTCTATTCAGGACTTCAAATCAACCCTCATTGGGGGCGGCGCACGCCCCAATCTATTTGAGGTAGTTCTCACTAACGAATTCCCAGGTTCTACAGGGTATGATGCAGAGGATTTCTCAATTCTCTGCAAAGCGGCTCAGTTGCCCGCTTCAAACATCGCTTCAATCGATGTTCCTTTCAGAGGTAGAATCTTCAAGGTTGCTGGAGACAGAACCTTTGATACCTGGACTGTTACCGTCATTAACGACGTTGACTTCAGAATTCGTACCGCAATGGAAGCATGGATGCAAACCATCGGTCAATATGCCGATGGATCTGGTGCAACCGACCCTGCTGACTATCAAGTCGATGCAGTTGTCAAACAGTTCACCAGAGCAGCTTCAACTCTTGCTAACGTTGAAGGACAGGGTATGGAAGTTGCTAAACAGTATAAGTTCTACAGCATCTTCCCAACTAACATCTCTGCTATTGATCTTTCTTACGACTCTGCAGATACCATTGAAGAATTCACTGTTGAATTCCAAGTTCAATACTGGTCTCCATTTACGGGTGAGGCCTGATCGCCTAAATAATAGCGATTAGTTCAACCAGTAATAATGTCGTCCAAATTATTTGGGTTCTCTATTGAGGACAACGAACCACAAAGTAAAGGCGTAGTCTCCCCCGTTCCTCAGAACAATGAGGACGG